TTAAATTAGCACATTGACTGCATGATTTTTTATATATTTCCACATCAACAATAATTCATCTTGATACATTATTTTTCTGAAGCAGCTCATATATTTGGTCAGCGTATTCTGAGACAATTTTCTCACTATCCGCAGGTGCATTTCAAAAGCATCAATAAACTCACCCTTCAACTCGTTGAAGGAAATATACTCTTTCCTGTAGAATTCGTGGATTACAATCTCCAGCAATTCATAGCAGTTCCCATAACGGGAAAGAGTGGATTTCTGATATTCCTTGCCGATTAATGCCGTCCAGTCATCCATGTACTTCTTCATCGTACCCAAAACAATACGGCGTTCCTCTTTAGAGAACAGCTTCACCAAAAGATGTTTAGGAATTACCAAAGCCTCCTGACACAAAAGTTCCTTGTGAATCTGGTATAAACGGACTGTCAGCGACTCAATATAGCAGTTCAGTTCCACCGACGCCCGGTCTTTACCTTTGCTGCATCCCTTAACATTATTCCACATCTTTAAAGGAACACTTCTTTGGATACGGGCATCTTCACTTTGCCCGTCAATTGTCACACGAAGAATAATAGGTGCTTCACCATTTTTCAACAATCTGCTCTTCAGAGCGAAGAACAAAACTTTCATTGCACCTTAGTTTCATCCTATTCTGTTTTTAGCGTTACAAACGCAATAAATATGGAGCAAGGCACTTCCTTATAAAATAAGGAAATTCAGAGAAATATCTGCATTTTAGTTGCATTTTTCAGTAGCCCTAAAAAAGCAACAGAATTTGCACCTGACATACTTCTCAGAAACGCTACATTCTGCTTCACCTCAAACAAACAAAAAAGCCCTAATTCCGTTGAGAATCAGAGCTTTTCCTAATTTTGCTTTCTTGAGAAGCGGTGCGTACGGCTCTAAGCCCAAGATATTCAAATATAATCAACTGTTATCACATTTTCATAAATAGCCGAATATTCAGGATTTTACGCTATTGATTGAGTACGACCGTACCCAAATAGTAAAGCCATTTTCGGGTACTTTTTCGGGTTTTCTATTTTTTACTATTGCTTCTTCTTTCTTCGGAAAAGGTGTCAAATTTAGACATATTTTCCTCTTTAACCGCATCCACTATTTTTATATACGGCTTCATTGCCTTGTAATCACTATGCCCTGTCCATTCCATAATAACGTTAGTAGGAATGCCCAGCCTTATAGCGTTGCAGATAAACGTCTTTCTTCCGCTATGCGTGGTAAGAAGTTCGCACTTCGGCAAAACATTTTCATAACGTTTGTTTCCCTTGAAAAACACTATTCTAACGGGTTCTTTTATTCCAGCTATTTCGGCGGCTTCTTTAAGGTATTCGTTCATTTTCGCATTACTGATAACCGGAAGAGCTAACCCTTTGGGGAAATGAATGTTTTTGTATTTGTCAAGTATTTGAAGTGCGTATTTGTTAAGCTCTATATGCAAACGGTCTTCGGTTTTCATAGTAACGATAGATATAAAAGGCTTGTTTGTCGTCCGTTTGACATCGCAGGGACGTAACCGAGCTACATCGGAATATCGCAACCCGGTAAAGCAGCAGAAGCAAAATACATCACGTACGCATGACAAAGAACTGCGGTTTTCCGGAAATTGATAGTTTAGAAAGTGTTGCAGTTCTTCCCATGAAAGGAAAATAACTTCTTTGCAGTCTATCCCCTTAAAACGCGGTTTATATTGTTCATGCAAAAGCCCATTATAGTAACCGTTGTTACAAGCCCAACGGAGAAACCAACGTACATAACTCATATACTTGCTTACGGTCGTATTCATTTGTCCCGCGTCTTGCAGGTATTTAACAAAGCCTTGTAGCTTTTCCTTTGTCAGTTGGTTAAGTATTTGCTGGGGCATATAAGCGTACAGATGTTTACGCAAACTGCTAAATTTCGTATAGGTAGCCGGAACCCAGTTATTAGCCGTACCAGCTTCTACTACAAATTTGTCGAAAACAGTAAAGAAGTCCGGCGTTACTTCCTTCTTCTTCCTTCCGGCGGCTTCATCGAAAGCCGCCTTAAACTCTTTCGCCGTTGGCGTTCTGCGGTTGTCGAGTTCAAACCGGGTTAAGACTTCTTCAACAATAGATGAAAGGTTTGTAAGAGCGCGATTTATTTCGCCTGCCGTTTGGTTGAAACTATTCTTTGCGCCGACTTTCACGCAGGCGTTATTATTATCCCACTTTTCCGCGTCTATTACATAGCCGGAACGTAAATCTACACGAATACCAGCAAAAGACACCCGTAAGCGTATAGGCACGTTTTCCGTAAGCCTATCCCCTTCCGTTCGCGGCGATAATTGGTACTTAATAGAAAACTTCATTATTCGATAAGCATTTTACCGCGCCCGGTTATAAGCCAGCGTGAGGAAATAGGATAATTAACGACCAGCGAATAAATCGCTTCTACTTCTATATTCTTGTAGCGTGATTGGTAGCCGGGCTTCGGAGAAACGCCATAAGTAAGCCGCATTTCCCTATAACGTGGCGCACTCAAATCGTAAAGCGTGCAAAACGCCTCCAACGCGCTAACCTTACCCAAACTAACAATCGCTTCAATAGCTTCAAAGAAACGACGGTTTATCCCATCGCTTATAGGCGAAGGTTTAGCTATTGTACGGGGCATAAATTCGCACGTTTAAGGTCAGACATCATTTTATTATATTCCCCTTCCGGTATTCGGGTACATTCATTCCCGGACAAATAGGCAGCTTCCAACGCGTCAAACACGACTGCTGGAATAAACGGGTACAAAGCCCGGTTACTATAAAACTTATCTACATTTACTTCTACCATATAGCTAATAGTTATTTTTGTTGATTTTTCAATTTAAGCGCGTTTCGTTCCAAAATGGTATAGTTGTAAGGCGAAAATAAAATAACGCGAAAATGGGCTTAAAATAGCCTTATTTTCGTATCACTTTAATACGGCGATTGTATGATATTATTATCATATAAGTACGTGCGTGTGATACTATGTTATGGAAGCCTTTTTAGAATTTCGGAACTTTACGACCAAATACTAAACGGCATTTGCACATCCAGCACGTTCCACCGTCTGGGCATTGGCTTTTTTGTTTAATTCCGTAAGGCTTTCTATTGTACGCTGCTGGCTTTCTATAATTGAAAGCAAACGCGCCTTTTCGCTATTGGCTTCTTCCAGCAACTTAGCCAACAGTTCGGAAGAAGGCAACCCGCCCGTATTTTGCCGTTGTTCGCCTTCCTTCTTTCCGTCAGACAACAACATTTCCCCCTGACCCAGCAAAAGCCAAAGCGGATTAAGTTCCGGGAAGTGTATGCTAATAGCTTTCATTTTATCCGGTTGAATAGACTTTTTTATAGACATAACATAAGAGGAAGACACGCCAATGCGCCTGCAAAATTCCCTTTCGCTAATATTCAGCGTATCTATAAATTGTTTAAGTCGCTCTTTTACACTTGTTTCCATAAACATAACTGTTTCTAAAAGTTAAAAATCGGCTTTCAGCTAAAAATATGAACACTTTTAGTTTGCATATTGTATGCTTTTACTATACATTTGCATTGTGTTAGTTGTTCAGTTGCAAAGGTAAGCAAAAAGCGAACACTTAGCAATGACAAAAACACGCTAATTTACAGAAATTTATAAAAGCTATATGATACATACAAGCAAATTCATTAACAAGAACTTCCGCATTAAAGTAAGCGGAATAGACAACGAAGGCAACCGCATTAACAAGCTGGTAGGCGTTAGCGGACTTCTGAAATTGATTGGCGAAACTTTAGCCGATAAGTTTGTAACACGTGCTTTAAAAGCAGGATTAGATAAAGTTAAGTGCTGCCTGCGTAGAGGGCTTCGCGTCACTTTCTATGTAAAATAACATAACATTCAGCTATATGGAGAAAGATTTTGAAAGCATTAGAAGCAAGGTTCAGAAACTACAAGCCCTTGCGGAACGCGGCGAGAAAGGCGAAGCCCTGAACGCAAAGCGTTTGTTAGACCAACTATTAGCTAAATACGGCGTTTCGTTGGAAGAAATAGTAGAAGCACAGGAAGAAAAACAGCAGTACACCTTCAACGTAAAGGAAAACGGGTACGGATTTACTTTGTTTACCCAGTGCTATTTCAACGTTACAAACGAAAAACGGATGAGCTACCGCCAGCGCAGAAGATACGTTACCGTTGAATTAACCAAAATGCAGTACGTAGAATTGCAGGCTTTGTACGATTGGCACTACAAACAGCTTACAAAGGACATGAAGCGGATGCAAAAGGAGTTTACGGAAGCGTACATACAAAAGCATAGGCTATTTGGCAAGCATAGTGACGACAACAACGAAGAAGAACGGGAATTAAGCCCGGAAGACATGCAAAGACTTTTGCGTATGCTTAACTACATGGATAGCATGGAAGATACCAGCTATTACAAGCAGATAGGTAACGCTTCTTCTTCCGATTAACGTATTACCTTAATACAAATCAGAGGAACTATATATAAGCCAGCGGAAAAGGAATCCCCTTTGTAAAGGCTATAAACCGATGACTGCGGAAACAGACCGCGCGCGGGACGCTACGGGCGTACGAAGGGCGAACCTTCCCCCGCGCACTATGAATTTTAAATTTTACAATTATGGTAGTAACAACAGAAAATAAGAAAAAAGGCAGGGGCTTCCTTAGCGGGTTGAACCAATTACGAGTAGGCGATTACAAAATAGCGGTAACGGAAATAAAAGCTGCTTTGGGCATAAATAACCGGAATAGCTTCTACGCATACCGGGACGGAAAGATAGAGCCTAAAGTAACGCAGGCTAAAGCCGTAGAAGGCGTATTCAACAAATACGGTATAACAGCCAATATTTGGGACGTATGAGGTTAAAGGTAGAACTAAGCAGACGGGAAACCGAGGTAGCGCACTTGCTGGCGTGGGGAGCTTCCAAGAAAGAAGTAGCGGACATGCTGTTTATTTCGACCCGCACAGTAGAGAACACAGCCCGGAACATCTACGCGAAAGTAGGCATACAGAAGGCTACAGAACTTTGCGTTTGGTGGTTCTGCACAAAACATAATGTTCCGGTAAGCCTTGACCCGTTGAAACGTACATTCGTAGCGGTAGCCCTTCTTCTAATTATACTCCCGAAGGAACTTACCGGAAACGGCGATTTTTTCAGAGTAGGAAGACGTGCGCAGATAACACGGATTGCCAAAACGACGGGAAGACGCAAAGGCGAAAACGATTATAACCCTTTTGAAGTTTGCAGTTATGACTAAGATTTTTAAAGCCCTCGGCATAGAATTTACGAAGCCGCTAAAGTGGTATAACTGGCTTACCCTTGCTTGGGTCGCCGTTTCCTTTGTCCTTCTAAGCATTGACACCGAAACCGCGCCTATATGGGCGGTATTCCTTGTAGTAGCGAATTTCGCCCTTTCGATAAAGGTAGCGGCAAAGACAGTGCCGGACATTAAAGACGACGAAAACAGTTAGACTATGGATGCTAAGAAAAGAATTATAGACCTTACGCTCGGCGAATTTCTGGACGCGATAGGCGAACGTATGGAAGTTTCAGCACAGAAACCGGAAAAGCCCAAATCGGCAAAGCGTTACGTGTACGGCTTGAAAGGGCTTGCAATGCTGTTGGGTTGTTCCAAGACAACCGCAGCGCGGTTGAAGGCTTCCGGACGGATTGATGAAGCGATAACGCAAGTAGGCGCGCTACTGATTATTGACGCTGATTTAGCGTTAAAGCTGGCAGCGGACAACAAAAAGAAATAACTTTTTAAAACACAGCTATATGATTAATAATATTTGGATTAACATTCCCGGCTTTTCTAAATACGAAATAAATAGGGAAAGCAGGCAGATACGAAGCTACTGCCGGGGAGTAGAACCGCGTATATTGAAACCATGCAATAATGCATTGATATTAAAGGCGGATAACGGGGAAAAATACACCGGAAGCCTTAAACGTTTCCTCTATTCGGCGGAAAAGAACATAGACCCGCGCGAGATTAGCCGAAAATACTGTATAGTTGAAACAGCCAGCGGGCAGATAGAACTAATAGACCGTAATACATTCCAAGAACGGATTAGGGAACGTTTGAGAAAGAAAAAAAGCGTTTCCAACATACAAGAAGAATATTTGAATGCCATCCAATTTTGCGCGATTGTGTTACAGGCATACCGAACGGGTGATTTTTCAATGGTAATAACCGAGATTGAAAGCCGTAAAGCAAAAGTTACGGAATACATCATCCGGCACAGAATAGCGGTACAGCCGGAACGCGTACGGGAAGTTTGGGAAGCCGTCTTAGACGTAGCCCTAAACTGCATCATAGAGAAGCGCACCTACATAGTAAACCTTACGGGCTACCTGAACAGCATAGCGCGCTCCTATGCAGCCCAAAAGAAGAAATTAGAGAAAATAACCGTAAGTCTTGACGCGGGATTTTATTCACTTCAAAAATATCAGTAATATGAGCAAAAAAGCAATCATCAAACGTTTAAGCCTTGCTAATTTCAAAGGCTTGCGTAACGTCGTTATAGACTTTAACGACACAGTTACAACCATCAGCGGACGGAACGGTACGGGAAAAACTACCATTATGGACGCTTTTACATGGCTTCTTTGGGGCAAAGACAGCGAAGGGAATGTAGATAGCAAATTCGGAATTAAGACCAACGACGCGGAAGGCAATTTTATTCCCGACCTTGAACACGAAGTAGCCGGAACGTTAGAAATAATAGATACCGAAACGGGAAGCGTTGAAACCGTAGAACTTCGCCGCGTATTGGTTGAAGAATGGAAAACAGAGAAGGGAAAGACGGAAAGGAAGTTAAAGGGACACCATACCGACTACTTCTATAACGGAGTCCCATTAAAAACAAAAAGCGAATACGACGAACGTATAAACGCGATTATACCCGAAGCCGTTTTCAAGATGATTACCAACCCCTACTATTTTCTTTCCCTTCATTGGACGGCACAACGTGAAATGCTTTTGCAGATTGCCGGGGGAGTAAGCTACGAAGACATAGCAAAGGGCAATACAGCCTTTGCCACTTTGATAGAACAGCTTAGCGGGAAAACCGTAGAAGACTATAAACGCGAGATTTCAGCGCAAAAGGAGAAGATAACGAAGGAACTGGAAAAGATACCTACACGTATTGACGAAATAACGCGCGCTACCCCGCTGACACCGGATTATGCCGCCCTTAATACCGAGAAGGAACAGCTTACAAAAGAATTGAACGACATAGACGAAGCCGCCGCATCAGCAGCGGAAGCC